GGTTCAAGTGCGCATGGAAAACCGCACTTTAACTTCGGAGGGTAGTTCTTGACTGCCCCTTACGGGTGCAGATAATGTCAGCATATTCTTTTACAGGATCACTAACGAGGGTCAATGGCTATCGCTATTGGCGAGAATCGTCGGGCCAAGATGGCCGACATCGCGAGAATCCCTATAGGCTGAGAGTACATCTTTCAGACTTCGGGACTGGACCTTTAGTGGAGACGTATTCCGTTTCCGGAAACATCAAAAGTTCTATCCCTAATTACGGATATGATCTCATCTTCAATCCCTTGGAGGTGAATCTCTGGACTAATGATGACGAAAGAAAGTTGATCGGCAAGCTAATATCCAAAGTCAAGGGGCATGATTTCAACGCCTCCTCTGCTTTTGGAGAGTTAGACAAAACGGTAGGCCACATACGTGACGTTTCTAAAGCTGTGATTTCTGCAGCTCGTGAGGTGGCACGTGGAAACCTGCCTGGGGCCGTACGTTCGCTTGCCTCGGTTTCTCAAGGCATGCATACAACGGGCTCACGCCGTGAAACGCTCGATAGGCGCGATATTTCTGGTACGTGGTTATCTATACAGTACGGGTGGAAACCCCTACTGAATGATATCTACGAAGCCATGAAAGCCGTGGAGGTTGTAACAGGTCCTCCGCGGTCCGCAAATTTTCGAGTTCACTTAGTCAGGAAGACACAACCTGACTGGAGAAAGTCCAGCAGCTTTCCTCCTTTTCCTTTCTCCGTGGTTACACGGAAAGAGCTTAGGGTGACGGCTGTTGAACAACTTTCGAAAGCGAGAACATTCTTAGGAATGGATCCTCTGCAAATCATTTGGGAACGTGTACCTTTCTCCTTTGTCTTCGACTGGTTCCTACCCGTCGGGGAATATTTACAACAAGTGGGAGAGTTAAACCAAATGACGTACGGCCCTGTGTATTACACGGCTAGCATGCAAGCCAAGGGTTCGTGCAAAGTAGATACTGGGTGTAGGGTAAGAACTTATCAACCCCATACCTGGTACTGTACTAGTGCAACGGGTTCTGAGCAGACGTTTCACACCTGCGGGAACACGACGCGCTACTACTTCTTCAGACTGGACCGTGGTGGTCAGTCTCTTGTCATTCCGGCTCCCTCGTGGAAGGCTCTTGATGAGACCTTTTCACTTGGGCATCTTAAGAATGCCGGTGCCCTCATTGTATCATTAGCTGACCATGACTCAGGCCGTGTTTTATACGGTCGTCGTCCTAGCTTCTACTGAGCAATGCTTTTAACCTTTAAGGAGTAAATAACATGTCCGCACAAGCGAACATTACCGTCTTTGACGGTGCATCCACCCCGGTTTCACATACCCTCGTTGGCCTCGGCTCGCGGCAGGATCCCAAACTTGGTAACGTGGCCTTTTGGCGCGAAAACCTTTCGACGGCTCCGATTTATGCTGCACCCCGAGTTACTACGATGGATAAGGTGCTGAAGTCCGGCACCATCCGGGAGGAGTTGCGGGTTGAGGTTCCAGTTATGGAGTCTGTTAGCGGGCAAAACGCCGCCGGCTATACTGCATCGCCGAAAGTAGCCTATGTGAACTCCATCGCAATGGTGGGGTACTTCGATCCCCGGGCCACCCCGGCTGAACGCCGGTTGATCCGTCAAATGCTTGTTAACATCGGCAATAACATCACCACCTCGGTGGCTGCTGCAACTGCTGGTATTGCAAGCGAGTTGATCGACACAGGTATCACTGCCTCGTGATTCAATGTACGAGATAGTTGAACTTGTGCACCTTCTCATTCACCTCATCTTGGCAGCTTTGCCTTGGTTGAGGATGTGAGATAGGCTTGCTTCGTCTATTTTGGCTTTTCCTTTAGGAGAGTAACATGCATGTTAACACACATGATTGGACGAGCGCGCTGTCAGAACAGGACAGTCTCCGTGTGCTGGAATGCCTCGGAACCATCCACGCGCAACAAGGTGGATTGCATGGGTACGTGATTCACGACATGATACAACGTCGTGATTACACGGGTCTATGCAACTACGTATTGCCGGTCTCGGAAGACGGTTGGGATATTCTCCAACTTATTCATTGCAGACAGGCTCTCGCTTTATTTCAGAAGTACGAGCCTCTGCCCCTTGGTATTTCTAAGGAAGCAGTTGCATACCAGGCGTACGTAGATTCCGAACTTCTATGCGGTGAAACGAACTCTTTCTTTCGTACGTGGGAGGCTGGACGATTAAGTCCACACCCCTTCTTGGTTAAGTGCCTTTATTCGGCGCGCCAGAAAATCCAACGTATATTAGGGAGGGCTCCGACCATCGATGAACTGAAGTTAAGGTTCGGACCGGGTTCAACAACCTCAATAACAAAAACAAAGGCGTCCTGGCAGGAAAAACTTGCCGAAGCGCCAACGTGTAGCCTAGAACTACTGCATAGCCACGTTTTTCCGTCCCTCTGTCGTAGCATGCCCCATTGGTTGAAAGAACACCAAGAGGAGTGTGAAACAGATGAGGATGGTGACGTTGTGATCCCCGTGACTGTCACTGTCGCGGAGGGAAAATTGCAGTTTGTTCCCAAGAATGCCAAAACATACCGTTCCATTGATGTCCAGCCCACCCTTAACACGATGCTTCAATGTGCGATAGGCGACTGGATGGAGCGCTTGCTAGGCAAGGTAGGGATCGATATACGAGACCAGTCAAAGAATCAACGATTGGCTCGTGAAGGTAGCTTATGTAACAATTTAGCTACACTCGATCTTTCGTCGGCTAGTGACACAATAGCTTACGCTCTCGTCCGGTTCCTTATTCCGGAAGAGTGGTTTGCCCTGCTAAGGGCATCCTGTTGTGGGACCACAGAGTACCGTGGTTCATCGAGAAGATTAGAGAAGTTCTCTTCGATGGGAAATGGTTTTACGTTCCCGTTGGAAACTCTGATTTTCTGGGCCTTGTCCAAGAGTGCCTGTGAAGGTATTCCTGGTGAGGTCTCAGCTTACGGTGATGATATCATCGTGCCACGTGAAGGAGTGGCCCCTGTTAAGCGGATTCTAAGGTTGTGTGGTTTCCTCATTAATGAGAAGAAGTCATACGCTGATGGCCCGTTTAGGGAGAGCTGCGGTGCCGACTACTACAATGGTATCCAAGTTCGACCGATCTTTTACGCTAAAGAAGCGTTGTCGGTCGAGACCCTCTTTCTACTCCATAATCAGTATTACCGCGATCTTCAGCGGGACATGGCTGATGTTGTTTTGGAGTTGATACCCGACCATTTACGTCTTTATGGACCAGATGGCTACGGTGATGGGCACCTCCTCAGTGAGGAGTGGCCCCGCATTCGCAGTCGTAAGGCCAGACGCGATGGTTGGGAAGGGTACTTTTTCGAAACGTATCGCCATCTCGGGTGTTTTGTCCCGAGTAAGTATCCTGGTGATTACGTGACCCCCTTGTACTCGATTTATATGCGAGACGGTGGTGGGTCGCCTGAGGAAACATGGTTCAAAACTGTTTCCCGGTGCGTCACTCCTGAGCGTCAGCTGCACGAAATAATTGCAGCATTGCGTGAGGGGAGACGACAGAGAGTTATCAACGCAGGACGCAACATCGGTAACATCTCTGCAGTACGAAATGCAGAGAGTAGCCGGTGCATGCGTCCGTCGTGGAGCACTCCTGGTACCAATGGCTACGAAAAAGCAAGGATCTACACACTTGCTCGGTAAATTGAGCAACGGCTGCTACCCGTGAGGGAGAAGTCTGGAGGCCCGTCTGGGCATAACAACATGAG